AAATCGGATATAATCTATCTGCTAATGCTCCCATTTTAGCTGTAGGTTTATCTGCATCCCAGCATACTTCAAAGAGATTTTCTTGTAATGTAAGTTCATGCACCCCACTACCTAAATCGAATGCTGCACTATACATAGGTTTAAATCCTTCAAAGAACTTTTCAACAGAACCATCTTGTTCTGGATTTATTAATCCTAATCTAGAATTACTAATATAATTACTATACTTTTCAGAAAAGTATTCTGCATCACTAATTTTCTCTAGTCTTAAAGTATCTAATAATGGAGTTATTTTCATAGAAGTTCTTTAAAATAGGGAAATAAAGTTTGTTTAAATAACCAATATGAATCTTCTATTTCATCAGCATCCAATGAATAAATTCTACCTATAGGCCCCCAATTTTGATTAGTAGGACTATCTAGCAATAAACATGGAATTCCTTTTGAATTTAAGTCTTTAAATACAGAAAGGCTATCATCTATATGCAGATGACAGCCCCCCATTTTAATTTTAGCATATTTACTTAAACCATATCCATAAACCTGATAGATTGGTGCTTTAGGAAATTGTTTGTTATCCAAATACTCTCTAGTCCAACTCTTATGTATAATTCGAGCAGTAGTATATTGTCTTGGAATCCAATTTAATGTATTTAGTACTGGAAGATTCATCCAGAACTCTTTATCTTTAATTAGTATTGTTGTAACGTTTTTTGTTATTGCGGAGTCTTTAGATGCTTTTCCGAACCTAGAGAAATAGGCACCATAAAAGTCACATAGACAGCCATCAAGATCCATAGATACTTTTAAATTCATAGTTCTTCTATATCTTTTATATCTCCTATAAGGATATTATATTTAGAATCTGCAACTTGTACAAATTCTCTATAATTATTACATTCTTCTATATCATACCTGTCTGTTAAATTTTCTATAATTTTATCTTGACAAGCAGATGTAGAGCGTGCCATTATAGTAAGAATCCATACTTCTTCAAGATCACAAATAGGAATTATATATTTATTCATTTGTTTTTATGATAAGTCTCTAATAATTTGTAAAATAAATCAACGTCCATTACAGCTAGTGTGCCTTTACTTATAGAACCAGCTTCAGCACTTTTCTTCCATATCATTACTAATTCTCTAGGATCAGTACAGCTAGAACGAATATTAAAATAATTAGGAAAATTAGCATAGTGTTTAGCTTGAATTGCTACTTCTAATTCATTGTTAGTATCTGCAATATCCACTTTATTATTATCTAAAGCCTTACTTTCGCCTGCTGATCTACAAACTCCAGAATATCCTATAGATTTTAATCGTTCTACGATCTCATATTCTAAATCTTTTCCTTTAGATTTAGATTTTTTAGCTCTATAATGCGCTGCAGTTTTTGGATCTAACCATTCAAATACAGTTTTATCCTTTCCTCCAGTTCCAGGTTTATTACACCGTATTTTAATAGATGCTATACTAATACCTGTTTCTAAACTAGCTTCTTCAATAGAAGAATATTCTTTACTAGTCCCACTTTTAAAAGTTGCTTTACACGATGTATTCAATTCTTTCTATGATTTCTTAGCCATAATACAAAACTCTTTATTAAATTTAATGTTTTACTTCTTCCATTTTCTTTATAATAATCACTAATATCTTTTGCTCCACTTTTTCTGGGCAACCAAGTATAAATTAATTCTGGATGCTTCTTTTTTATTTTAGACATAAATGAAATTCCGGTATAATCATTATCAAATAATACTACAATATATTTAAATCTTTGTTTTAGATTTTCCAATACTGTATCTGATATAAATTGGGTTTCAGAATTAGGAGCAATAGCCGTAATGCCCATAGAATATAAGCACATACAGTCTTTCATGGATTTTGTGATTACTAATAATTTTCCTTCTTTAGGAAGTTGGCCAAATCCTTGTATTTTCTTACTGGGCCAATTTGTTATAAATCTAAAAGAAGTTCTTTTTGGAAAATAACATCTCCAAAGTTCCATACCTTGATATTTCTTACCATAATATCCAAATATAGGACAATGTTGTTGGGATTTAGCAAAAACTTGACCATTAAGAAATATATATTTACAAGAATAAACATCAAATCTTTTTAAAATATCCAAAGTTATACCATACTTCTTCCACCATTTTAATTCTAATTCAGTGAAATCTTGTACTTCAACTTGGATTTTAGACATCTCTTTATCTTTAATTGTTACTGGATTTTCATTAATCTTTCCAGGATTCCGAGTAATAGAACTATTCTTTACAATTCCTAAATCATTTGCTATTATACGTAAAGCCTCATAGTAAGAACAACCAAACATACTTTGAACTATTCCAAATATATTTAAATGTTGTCCAGTTGCAAAATCTTTAAAAATTAATTCTCCTGATTTGTTTCTATAAAAACTACAAGTTGGTTGTTTATCTCTTCTTAAGGGAGATCTAAACAATCCATGCTTTACAGGGACTCGTAAATAATATTCCATTATTTGTTCCTCGGAAAACCTAGAAAGTATTAATTCCTTGGTTACCTTAGTTTCAAACTGGAAATTCATAAACTATATTATATTTTAATGCAAATTTATATAATTTCTAGCAAAAACCAAAGTTTCCAAAATTCAACTAATCATTAGAGAAGGGATGAGAAATCAATGTCTTCGGAACCAGCATTATCAATCTCTAGATTTTCGGCAGGCTTAGAAGGCATTGCAGTTGGTTTTGCATTTTCATATTCTGCTTTCTTAGATTCCTCATATGCAGAAAAGAACAATTTATCCCCAATAAAATTATCACAAGTAAATTTATTTCCTTGCTTATCAATAGCTACAAACTTAGGAAGAACTGCTTGAACTTGATTATCTTTGGTTTTACCTACAAGTTTAAGTTTAGTCTCCTTACCTTTAACTTTATCAAGGATTGCAATAAAAGCTTTTGCAACATCATCAAAACTCTTAAAACGTACACTTGCTGCTTGCAATTTCTTCCAACCTTCTGGATTAAGAACTTCACTTACTTGTGCAATAAAAGTCATAGTACGATCAAATGAAGATGCTCCCGGATACTCATGACCATCCTTACTAGTGTACATAGGACGTTGGTCATCTCCTTCTTTAGGGAAGAAAATAGACTCTTCATAATATCCATCTTCACCGTCAAATCTTACTTTAAGAATATTATAGGTTGCATTAGGGTCTTTCTTGCCCTGAATAACGTCAATACGAGCACCTGTAAACTTTACATTATAAATATTCCAAGGTTTAAGACGTTGTTGAACATTAGAAACTGCCTGAGTGTTTGCGAGTGAACCAAAATTAAATTCTGCCATAATTATATTACTTTTTATTATAAATTAAATGAAAAATCGGATGAGTTTATGTCTTCTTCTAAATCTAAACTAGATAAATCAACAGGAAGTTCTTCATCGAGATCCTCTATTGAAATATTTTCATCTCCTTTAGATATTTCTTCAGGTTGAGAATCTCCATGTAAAACAAATAGATTCTCTTTACTTTCATGCGTGGTAATAGTAAAAATAGAACCATACTTAGAAAGTTCATCATTTTTACTGCCCCTACATGCTACAGTGTTACTTTTAGTAAGGCGATTGCCTCCTTTTGTTCCAAAGGCTTCATCAGTTCCTATAATAGGAACCATGTTAGAACCTCTTTTTTCATACTTAATATCAACTTTATCATCTGGAGAAAGCCCCATTAAATCAATAGCTGCACTATTAAGTTTGTACTTGTTATCCTCCAAGATTAATTGTGGATTTTCATCCTCATTATTCTTTTTGGTTTTTGGTTTGTCTATTGTACGACTGATACATTTTGTAGTCATCTCTCCAGTATCACTATTTATTGATACTTGATACTTAAGAGTCAATGTGAATTCTTCAACTATCATTATTCTCCTTCGTTATATGCGTCTATAATCTTAATAATCTCTGCAACATCATTATCTATTAGTTGTTCTTCAAACATTCCTAGAGGAGTTTTAGCGACATGCTCACCATCTGTATTAGTAAGAAATTTATATTCCATTTTATTATCTCCTGGTATAGCCATCGCGTAGAAAACATAAGTAAACAAACCTTCTGGAGTAATCTTTTCATTAACCATTTTGCCAATTGTTTTCAAACTCCAGTGTGGGTTCATAGCATCTCCGACATTCTCACTGTGTCCTGTGAAGATAAGTTTAATATCATCTCTAATAATATCTGCAACTCTTAAAAGATCAGTAAAGTCTCCACCAATATCAGAAAACTTAGTAAATCCAGTTTCAGACCTACGATCCATGTATTCGAAAGACATGGTATATTGCAAATCCGTGCAACCTTATATTTTTCAATATAAGACCGACTATATCTTAATTTAGATTGTATCAACAATATAATTATTACATGAAAACGATCCGTTATATTTCTTTAACCACTGATTAACAGCAGATTTAGATATACATAAATACTCAGCAACTTCTTTTTGTTCTATTAATTGAATTACTTCCTCTCCATTTTTAGTAATCTTATATTTAAATGGAGATACATACTCGGAAATATTTATTTTATCAGTTAATGCCCAAAAGAACCTTTTATATTCAGTTTTATTTTTTATGGCTTTATCCAACGCGTGGTGGCTATTTTTATTAAGGAATTGAATTACACACTTTTTACTTTCAAATTCTCTTAATAAATTTCCATATAAATCAAACTGATATATTTTAATTCCAATAGATTCTTTTTTATAAGAATCTATTTTTTCTTCTTCTGTTTTATATTTCCATATAAAACCACAAGCTGATTTAGAATTACCATTTAATACACTATCTATATTAGTTATTGATCCGTTTAATTCAGCTGCTGCTTCAGTAATAGAATCAAAATCTTTATATTTAGTGCCATCTAAATTAAATGCTGTTATCGGTTTTTTATGGGCATTTCCTGCTCTTGTAAGAGAATCAATACTTCTTTTTTCTTTAGTTATTACACCTTTTCCTCCTTTGTCAATATTCATTAATTTATGTCCAAGGTTTTTATAATAACTAATCCAGTATTGCTCTCTAGCTTCCCAAGCTTCTTCTGAGCATTCGTCTATTTTCTCTATAATAACTGAGCCTCCGTTTTTATATACAGAGTACATCCATTTATGAACAGGTAATCCTCTTTTTTCTGGATGGTTAGCACAGTATTTATGTTGAGAAAATCTTCTATCTAATTTTTGAGTAGTTACTCCTACATAACGAATTTCGTCTGGCGATATGTCCGGTTTAAGAACATAAAATGAATAATTATTTTGTTGCATATTTTGAAATAAATTTATTATTAATAATTTACTTCAAATATACTCTAAATTTCCCGCTTTTCAAAATTAAAAAGCAAATATTTGTTTTTCAATTTTTACTCCATAAAGGATAGTCTGTGAACCTTATTCTATTTCGCCATATAGAATCTTGGCTGCTGATTGTCCAATCTTTATAATTTTTAAACATTCACGTTCATTATTACTAATCATCGTTGTAGTTTATAAAGCTCTAAGGATGTCCCAGCAATTAACGGGATTTAAAGTCGACAATTTTTACTTATCGACTACGATATTCTTTATCTCCGGTCTCTTAGAGTTAACATATTTAACAATAGTAATTATATTAGAAGATTTAGAAGTTTGATACCAATTACCCTCTGGACTAGTTTTAGGATCCCATTTCTTAAAGTGCTTTTTCCAACCTCTCCAAGGAAGAGGTTTAGAAGTAGTAGAAATAATGAATGTTTCTTCCGCATTTAAATTTCTTAAACTAGAACTTTTACCTTGTCCACTTTCACCTAAAATTAATATTGTCTGCGCTGCCATTATAATACAAAATTGTGTTTTGATTGTTTTTCTTCTGTATCTTCTTTACTATTAGCTAAAAGCCATTCGGAACTTTTATACTTTGCATAATCATAAATTTCATCTGGTTTTGGAAGTTCTGAAAATATTGAAACTGCACCATAAAAGGCACATCCTACTTCTACATCAGATTCTCCATATCTATTCTTTAAAACTGTTATACTTCTAAAATTAGCACCTAACTGTTTTATATCATATCCTCTATAACTAGCTAATTTTTCTCTATGAGGATTAAAAATAGATATAATTATTTCCGAATCCTGGGCTGCATAATGTTATCGTATAAGTTCTTTATCTTATACTTCTATATATTACTATATAGTTCAGACTATCTCTTTAACTTACAAATGTAAGCAGTGCCCCGCTTTCGTGGAAGATCTTATAGCCACAACTTTACTTGTTTGGTATCACTTCTAGTCGTTAGGCATTTTCCTTTATTTCTAAAGGGTTTAGCACGGGATTGTCCTATTTAGGAGTTTCCCCGTTTAACGGAGTTTTAGGTGCGTCTAGCCCTAATTTGTATACACAATCTGAATGAATATAAGGTTGAATCAAATCTCTAAAGTTTTTAGCATGTTTCTTTATTAATCTAATAACATGATTATTATGAACGGTAAATTCTAAACCGAACTTAGATTGAAACATATTAAGAATATTTTTTAGATCCTCATCATTAAAGCAATTAGTTGAAATAGCATAACTTTCATGGTCATAATATCCATCATCCATAAACCAAACCGCAATACCTAACGGTTCTATCTGGTTAATTAATTCTGGATTAATGTACTTAATTTTATTATTATAAATTAAAGGATACAACTTAGTGAAAACTGGATTTGCACAGATTCTTACATCTATTGCATAATAAGTTTTACCATTTCTTTTATCAATTTCAGAAACTTCTTTTGGTTCCGAACAAAATCTTTTAAGTTTTTCATATTTCCATATACAATAATTTCGCTGTTTAAATGAGTGAGCAAAATGTCCACTAGCATTTACAGAATCATCTGGAATACGTATATAAGCATCCCCATATATAGTACCTAAAAATATTTGAAATTCCTCATCGGTTAATTCTGTTTCTTCATACTTTAAATGGTTAGTTAAAAGTCCCAAAGAACTCCCATATGCTTGTATTGCGCTATCAGATACTTCAAGTTTGTCAGAAATTTCTTTCCAATTAAGACCCTCATTATAATATTGCATAAACAAATTTTCATTAAATTTATGAACATATTTGAAGTTCTTTTCCAAACCTTTTTGCTTTCTCCAAGTAGTTATAGAAGCATTACTAACACCGAGTTGTTTTGCTATTTCAGTATCATTGAAACCCTAGTTATATAACTTTAAAAAAGCTTCAATATATTTATCTTTATTCATCCTTATACTTCCAAAAATTCCTTCTTGTTTTTTCTTTGCCATAATTAAATGTTTTAATATTAGTTATAAGCAAATATATAATTTATTTTTGGAAAACCAAATTGTTTAATATCAAATTTTAAAAATTATTTTGGCGCACCAGTATCTTTGGTATCATCAATTCTTAAGTTATTTAATCCTTCCTTTCTTCTATCCATAGAAGTAGAATTTCGATTTGCTTGCATAATTACAAGCGGACTAATTTTACATATATTTCTTAATGTTACCAAATAGGAGGATATTAAATCCATTTCTTCTTTTAGAGTACGTCCATTAGATCTTCTTACTAAACTTAAATGGTCTATAACTACTAAATGAGTAAGTTCTTCATTACTAGGATGATATATTTTTCTACCATCTGTTTCTTCAAACTTACCATCTTTTTCTAGTTGTGCCATTAAAATTGTATATAAACTACTAGCATTTAATGCTTTATCATAAATAACTAAAATCTTTTCAACCTTCTGTAACCAAGGTAAACATTCTTGAGTTATTTTATAATAATCATCAGATAATTTATAATTACGTTTTCTAGAAAGAAGTTCTCCAGTAGACAACTCTATTCCATAAGTTTCAAAGATATACATACTTAATATCTTAGCATAGATCATTTCGGCAGACATTTCCAATGAAAAATAACTAACTTTAAAATTACCATCATCAAGATGTTCCATTAATGGTCTATATACATAAGAATATAAAGCAAGTGAACTCTTACCGCTACCAGTAGGACTAAATACTAAAGTATAAATTCCTCTAGATACTCCATCTATTATCTCTTCTAATTTGGGGAGACCCATTGAGTATCCCCATTGCTTACCTAATCTACCTACTTCAATCTGATGAAATAATGATTCTGCAATCATAAAATTCTAACTGCATCATAATTAATATTTGCCACATCTTTACCATTTCTGAGAGCCTCTAAATCGTGCCACCCTTCATTAACTATAAATGAAGCTAAAGAACAATTTAAGATATTATTGTCTTTTGCCCATTTAACTAATTCTATAATTTTCTCATGCTTTTCTGGATTAAATCCAATTGCTCTACCATATTTAAGATAAGCTTGTTCTAATGAATCAAACTTCTTAGCAACAGTACGTAGGGGTACTACACAACCGTTAATAGTAGCGAACTGAGGATAATTATCAAATAATTCTTTACCTATTTCAAAAGAACATTTATAAAAATGCTTTACAAAATTCTTATTAATAGGAATAGCAAAAGGATCAAATTTAGTTCCTTCAGATGGTACTTTATATGTTTTTAAAATTACACCCTTCTCTTGTAAACTAATAAGAATATCTCGCAATGCAAGCCCAATATGTTTTATAGTTGTTATTAAATTATAAAACAATTCTTCTTCTTCATTATCTTGCAATAATAGAAGAACTTTAACTATTAGGAATTCATTAGGAGTTAAATTATATTTGTCCAAGAGATTTATTTCCTCTTCTAAACTTAGAGTTAAATGTTTCAAATTTCTAGTTTAAAGATATTTACTTAAAAAGTTGCAATCTCTAAACTGTAAAATGTTTATTCTCCTTTCGGAGCGGAATCACTACATACGTTAATATCTAAATGTAAAATCTTTTATTTTCTTTACATATGGTTCTGGTTCTTTCCCATCTAATACATTATCAAGACCTTTTTCGTCTATAGTAATATATTCCGTAGTTTGGTGAGAATTAGAAAACCATTTTGTTTCTACTGTTTGGTCAATTACCAAATTAAATATCTCTGCTATCTTATCGCCTTCCTTTCTAACGACCCTACCTCTTCTTTGAACAGATTTAGTTTCAGAGGAATCTCGTCCAAGAACAATAGCAACTGACAAACCTTTTATATCTGCACCTTCGTTGAGTTTGGCGCACGAATTTATTACACCAAAGGGCATTTCATTGAATTCTTCCAATGTTATACGACCTTTTTTCTTGCTATCTTTACCTGTGTAGACCATTCCGAGACCTATAGCCTCAGCCATTGCTACATTATTTGAAAAAGTAATTATTTTTGCAGTTGGTCGTGCATTAATAATCTTTCTAGCAAGTTCCAGCTTCTTAGGATGATTATTTATGAAAGCTTTTCGTTTTTGAATAGTTCTCATAAAAGCAGTAGCGTGATAAGTAATGTTCTTAAATACTTGTTTACGTTGCTCTTCTGTGCCAGTTGGACACATCATATCTCTAAGTTTAGCTCTATTAATAAATCCTTTCGGGCCAATACAAGACATAGCTAGATTAAAATCAAATCCAAAAAACTCATAATGTTCTGTAAACTCTCTGTTGTATTGTTTATATACATCAATATCGTCTACATCTATTAATACTTGATATTCCTTGAATTCTGAAATCCAACCATTAGCTAAAGCTTCCTCAGTAGTAATTTTATCAATAACAGGACAATACTTTTCCATTATTGCATGTTTATCATCTAAACGTTCAAATGTTGCTGTAAGTCCTAAAATATATCGATATCTTACTTTATGGAAGATTTCTTTAAAGGTATCCGAGTTATAGCGATGGCATTCATCTAATACCAATATGTCAGCTTGCCAATTTCGTTTAACAACAGTGTTTATAATTTGAACCTCAGAATTATAACCCAATCCCCAGGTATCTAATTGAGGAATCCACTGTGATTTTAAATTATCTGTAGGAACAACTACTAAAATTCTTAATTCTGGGTACTTATCTAAGACAGAACTCAAACATTTAAGAGCAGTTCTTGTTTTACCTACCCCAGTTGGAAATTCTAAGGTTCCTCTACATTTATTTTTAATCCATTTTACTCTTCCTTGTTCTTGTCGTTCATCTCTACTTATATTAGTAAAAAAAGACTCCTGCATAATTGTCTATAACATATATTAAAGCTGCATAATTTTCTATAGGTATATTATGACAGTATAAGATAAGTGTAAACATTTACTCTAGAACAACACCCTTTACTTTTGCTACTTTTTCAAGTTCGTCTATTTTCTTTTCCCATTGAGAAACATGGAAAGTAACTTCATTTTCAAGTCTAAACAATACTTTATTTCTAAGCACTGTAAGTTGCTCTGTAGTAAGTTCAGAATATTTCTTAGTACGAAGATTAACCATAGCTCTCAATTCGCTGAAGTTTAGTCCTCCAGGTTTTACCGTAAGCTTAACGGAATCCTTAATATTAAGACGTTCCTTAATTAAAGCTAGTTTACTCTTAGCATTACCTTCACTATCCTTTTCATTGAATTCTTTCATTTCTTCTGGGGTAAGATATACACCCATATTTAAAATGAAGCTAAATGTAATGTGTTTATTATTAAATAATCCTAGTTGGTCCAAACAAGCATTCATTACAGAATCAATAGAGATATTCTCAAATTCTCTAGGAAGCTTTCCAGTAAAAATACTAATAGGAGAAGATGCAAAATCATGCTCTGCAAAATAGTCTGCATTCTTCTTCTTAAAGTCCAAAATATTCTGTAAATACATAAACTTAGGATAGCCTTTACCATCTGCACTTATACTACCCAATTCCATCTTACGCATGAATAATTCAATATTGCATTTATCACGTTGCTCTTTAATAATATCCAATAATACATAACGCCCTGGATTATTTTTATCAGTACTATACAACATTGATTTACAATGTGCGTAGAATGTTTTCAACTGTTCTGGAGTTGCATCCATTAACTTAATCTCTGGTTGTGTACCATCAGACTTGCGAGCAAATTTCCACACAAAAGACTTTACATCATTATTCTTTGCGTTAATAGCTTCGGTTAGTTTTTCTTTCATCACTGTCATAATTCAAATTTTCATAATATTTATACTTCTCTGTTATCTTACATAACATATTCCACATCTAATTTCTTTGGTTTTTCAATAAACTTTTCAAATCTAATAGCATCGTATTTATAAGGTATATTTTTAGAACCATCAAACCAAGTATCTTTTCCAGCTATTACTTCTATAAAGAATAGAAATCCAACTTCTCCAAGTTTCAAAGGTCTGTGATTCCAATTAGGGTACCTAACACACATGATGTATTTGCTTTCTTTGGCTACATCTTCTTCTAAATTCTCAAATACATAAGTTATGTATCCTCCATTGTCAGTATACGTTGCTAATAATTGTGCTAAAACCGTCATAATTCAATTAAAGGTTCAGAATAATATATACAACCATATTTAGCAAAATCACTAGAACACTTATCTATCCCAGTAAAACATGGATACTTTCTACAAGTAGCACATGTTCTATCAGGATATTTAAGTTTTACTCCGAATTTGTCTTTCTTAACTTTTAATGGATTCACTTTAAAAGTAATAATAATAGTAACCCAGCACTAACAGTAATTCCTCCAATCTTCCATCCTGTAACAGTTTTCTTTTGTTTCAGAATTTTCTTATTTAAATCTTCTACTTGTTTAGCATAACTTTCATTAATATCTTTATAAGAATTAATTTGAAGTAGTCTTAAAGAATCAGTTTTTTCTAGAAATTTAGATTTATAAATATAATTCTGCACTTGTATATTTAATAAATCATTTTCTTTTAATAACTTATCATGCTCTACAAATATTAAATTTGCATATTTAAGCTGTTCAGAGGTTATTGATACTGTCGAGTCTCGACTTGTTAGCTTGAATGTAGTCGAGGAAAAACACATAGTCTTCGCTAGTACTATTATTGATAATAGTGTTACGATCTTTTTCATATTGGATATGAGTTTTTTCTATTGTTATTGTTATTGTATCAATTCGCTCATCTATACTGTCTCTCTTAGTTGCTAATTTACTAATTTCAGTTTCTAAAGAATCTATAACTTTTGTATTGTCAATAAAAGTATTGTCCCTCTTGTGAAGGACAATACAAATTATAATTACTATACCAACAAATATTATTACAATTTCTCTGCGGGACACTTATTTCCACCTTTTATTTGATTTTCTTTCCATGTTAAGTACTTCTTAACATTATCAAAAATCTTTGGATTCACTTGTAAGGCTGCAAGCACTTCTTTTTCAAGCTTGTTAAAATTATCTTTTAACTCTAGCATTTCTTCACGCAGTTCAAGCCTTCTTTTCCTTTCCGTATATCCTGGAATTAATAGTTCGGGATTCTTTTTAAGGTATTCAGCTTCCTGAATTAATAGTGCCTTAACTACTCGATTATTAATGACTCCAGCACTACTAGCATAAAGAATAGGAGTATTAATACGAGCACGAGCAACTGCTTTTAGCTTGCCAGTCTGAAAATCGAAGTCATCCTCTGGATTACATACCGAAAAGCCAACACGAAGTACTTTTACAATTGTACTTAAACAATCATTACAGCCATAATCTTCAATGTATTCATTTACTTCATAAGTTAATTCCTCACCTTGATCAGTGTATTTAGGAAGAACCTGGCTAATTGCAGCCACAACAAAACGATGTTCTTTACCTGAAAAATCAACAAAGGAACTTTCAATAGCGTCAATATATTCTTTCATATTATTTAAAATTATTTTACTCCCCAATAAGGAAATTCATTACTATTATAAGTTTTACCATTCCAGCTATATTTCATTACAACATTTTTAAAAGAATCTTTACTTCTAACTGTGTATGAAGAAATAATATTTGGAATATCATGTTGCCAACATTTAGTTGAGTATGTAGATTTACTAAATTTATTATTCTTAAACAAATAAATTATTAGCTTACCCCATACTGGAATATGCTTTTGTGGAATATTATGAAAATGCCCATTAATATGCTTAAATTGGCGTCTTAGCTTTTTTAAGAGTTTAGTCTCTTGAGATGTTTTTGTCCAGACACTTTTATCTCTAGGCTCTCTATCCTTAGGTCTAATTCCCAATTCTACCATAAGTGCATCATTGTGCACATCAACCCAGCGATCGTCTTCGCGCTTGTTTGTCTTTTTGTTATTGTTCATATTCTTTAAAAAAATGTTTTAGTATATTATCAACAGTTTTATTATGTTTTACATCATAAATTTGATTCCAAGAACCAGTTTTATAAATCCAACATATATTTTTAGAGTTTATTCCTTTAATGTCGTATTTAAAAAGACAATAATCACTATTAGCATTTATCATTCCAATCCCATCTACCTGCAAGCAATAATGTATACAAGTATTTCTCCCTGTAATAGAATCTGGAGAACAAGTATTGGAACGAAAATTAGTAATTTCTTCAGTAATACTTTGTTGATTCTTAGTGGAATCATTAAAGACAACTAAATCATACTTTATACCTATTTTATCAAAATGTTTAGCTAGCACATAAGCTAAAAAACAGCAGCCTCCACAATTTATATCATAACTAGAATTCAGACAATCGCAGAACAAATTTAAGGAGTCTACTAATTTTCGAAGGTTCATCCCACGCATAATTTTGTTATTTCTGCTAGAATAATTCGATACTCTTTTAGATAGGTTTTCAAATCTATAATATCAGGGCATTTATTAGTAATCCTAAAATTAGCAATTTTACGAATGGCAGAGTCTAATCTAATTCCGTAAGCAGCATTTTTAAATTCCTGCTTTTCATTGCTTTTACCTTTATTTACAATATAAAGAAGTTCTAGATTAAATTTGTCACTACATTCGTTAACTGGTATTAATTTAAAATCCTTTTCTTCAATAATCATCGACTTCCTGTTATAATACGTTGTTTAACACTACCTGGACGCTTAGTCGCAGATTTAACTTTCTCGGGCAACTTATCCCACCAGGATTGCGCCAACTTCAAGTTTTCTACTTTTTTACGATACTTCATATATTTTAAAATTTAAAATGTTATTAAATCTCTTGACTTGCTTTTACTGCTAATTTATCTACTAATTCATTATATTTATCACCTGCATGTCCTTTTACATGAATAAAAGAAATATTAAAGCAAAGTTTAGAAACTCTTTCATATTGTAAATCAAATTCTTTCCATAGTGTCAAGTTCTTTTTACGTTTCCATCCTTTAATTGCACATCCTATACAGTATTGAGAATCGGAATAAATAGTTAAAGAATCAATTGGTTTATGAATCATTCTAAATGCTAGTATAATGGCTCCTAATTCCATTTTATTATTACTAGTATTTCTATACATATGAGAATATTCTAATATTTTTTTATCACCCCTAAGAATGACAATGCCTATTCCCCCTTGATTTCTAGAAGAGGAATAGGCACCATCCGTATAAATATTATAGTTAAGCATCTTCTAAATATTTAGCTATATTATAAAATTTAGAAGAATCTTCTTTCTTTAGTATAATTTCATCAAAGTGCCCATTAGAACGATAATTAAATATATATAATATAGCTATCCAAATTCTTTTTAAAATATTCTTTTCAGGTTTTAAATAAATTTGCATAAATACCATATTGTCTATATAACTAAATAATATTTGATGTTCCACATTTTCACATTGACAAATTACTATTTCATATTGCATTAATTATATTTCTTAATAAACACTTTATAAAATCTACTTCTTTTTGCTGCTTTTTTAGTTTTAAAATAATTTCCAGATTTCCATCTAAGAGTATCTAATAAATCATTTGAATCAGTTTCTCCTGTAATTATACCAGTAGATTCTACATAATAATAAAATTCTAGATCCTCTGCAGCTCTCCATCTAGGAAGTTTAAATTTATCCCAAGATTGTATTTCTTTAGAAGGAAATAACATACATAAGGTCTCATCTAATCCTACAATAGTCCCCTCTTTAGTAAAAGAGTATTCTTTTCCAGATAATGTTTGAACTATTATAGTTGAGGAATTTTGTATGCTTTTAAATAAAACATCCCCGAATAATGGGGAATACAATAATAAATCACTTTTTGCATCTTTTAAAATTTTTGTCAAATCCATCTTATTTTAAATTATTATAAAAAATCTACAAATACATAAGAATTCTCCTTAAAATTATGGTTTCCATAAAATTTATTCCATAACCAAGGGATAGGTAAATAAGTATGCCAAGAAGAACCATCTAAATTTTTATATCCTTGTTCATATTTAGGACAATATTCTCCTTGCCATATCGAATGCCATTCTGGTTTCTTTACATTAATAGAAGTTAGATTAAATGTTCCAAAAACATATCCATCATAACTACTGATATAACTATCTACGAAATTTTTTATATCTTCTATAAACACAGATTCCGTAATAAATTCAGGAAGTTTACCTTCATAAGTCACCATTAAATTTACATTATCAGAACCACCTAAAGCGTATAAAATACTATTTAAAGCATCTGAAAAAGTACATTTAGACTTCCATAATCCGTGACATACCCTAAATCTACCAATATCCATATACCCATCATATTTAATTCTTATATCAAAATAGGTACATCCAGATAATACTTGGTCTCTCAATGTTTTAGATTGAGTTCTGGCAAATGGAATTAATAAGCTATATAGAATATTCTTAGAAGATTCTCCAGTACCTGAATTGTGAGTTGCTATTAAATTCATTTTTTATTTAATTTAAATTATATTGTAGCGAAAGCGGGACTCGAACCCGCAAGATCATAATGATCGGGGGATTTTAAGTCCCCTATGTTTACCAACTTTCATCATTTCGCCCCTTTCGTATTGCAATACTACGAAAAATTTATTTATTCCCCAAGTTAAAAAGTGTTAAAGATATATACTAATCTCTTTAAGTTTGGGCTCAAAAATTTGATAAAAATCTTCTCTAATTCTAGCAGTAGGAAATTTCAACCACGCATAATTAAACAAAGGATCGTATCTATCAATTTTGCATACTTCACAAGCATGATTTTTAGTAATAGCACATGTTAAAATATCAAATTTATCATACTTTGACCAAATTTCTTTCCATGCTTGATAGATACCTAGAATTTCTTTAAAAAGTCTAATACTTTTTTCGTCGGTTGCAGAAATTGAAACTTTACTAATATCTCTTGGAAATTCCTGTTTTAAATCAGTGATAATATATTGGGGATTTCCATTTACTTCGTTATATTCTAATTGAAGATTTTCTCCTTTAATCGTATATTCTTTATTCATATTTTAAACAAAAATGGAGGAACTATAAAAGTCCCTCCAGTATAATTATTTAGTACTTCCAAACACTTTCTTAACAGTATCTGCAATAGGCAAATTACCAAGAATATCCATTGCAGGACTGAGATTCTTAGCCATATTAGACATAAAGTTACCAGCAGTATTTTCACCACCATAAACAGTAACTTGACCAAGCTGAATATGCTCATATATCTTAGCTTGTGCTGTAGCAATATCTGCTAATTGATCTACTGTTTTATAATTTACAACAAGTTCAGGAGTCAATCCAGCTTCAATCATTTGCTTAACAGCAAGCGCAGGAGCCATCTCAATAGCTTGTACCTTATCTGCCTCAGCCATTAAAGAAGCTCTTTTACCCTCTGCTTCTGCTAAAAGTTTCTTTTTAGTACCCTCTGCTTCTGCTTCTAACTTAGTTTGAGTAGCATTTGCTTCAGCATAAGCTTTAGTTCGAATAGCTTCTGCTTCTGCCTGTGCTTCTAGAATAGCTTTTTGTTTAATCGCTTCAGCTTCAATACGAATTTTCTCCTTCTCAGTTTCAGCTGGAACAATAACTTCAGCATTCAATTTAGCTTGTTCTGCTAAAGCTTTAGCTTCGTTTACTTCTATTTGTTTCTCTTGTTCAATTTTAGCAATTGACATTTGAGCCTCTACTTTAGAAGTACCAGCAACTTTTATTGCTTCTGCTTCTGCTTTGGCTGCTTCTCCTTTAGCTTGTGCTACTTCAATAGTTGCGCGTTGCTCTGCTACTCCAGCTTTCTTATTAGCTTCTGCTGCTTTCTGTCTCTTAGTAGATTCATACTCTGCAACTTTAGCTTGCTGGTCATTAATTGCTTTTTGAGTTTCAGCTTCTTTTTCTTGCTGTGCTTTAGCAATTCTAATTTGTTTCTGAGCTTCTGCTTCTGCTTTTGCAGATTCTGCTTCTGAATTAGACTTGGCTACTGACGCAATAGCTTCTGCTTTTCTAGCTGCTTTAGCTGATTCAGCTTCAGATTCTGCTTTAGCAACATTAGCTTCTTTAATCGCATCTGCTTCTGCTTGTGCAGTTATTGCTTTAGTTTTAGCATTAGCTACATTAGCAGCCTGTTCAGCTTGTTGTTCTGCGACTCCAGTAGTCTTAATCTTTTCAGCTTCTGCCAATTTAATTTGCTTATCCTGATTAATTTCAGCTACTCTTACTTCCTGCTCTTGCTGAGTCTGAGCTACTTGAGTAGCACGCTCTTTTTCAGCACTAGCAACAGCAATTTCCCTTTCCTTGTTAGTTTCGGCAATTTGAATTTGACCCTTCTTTTCTTCTTCTGCAATATCTGCTTCTGCTTGAGCTTGAGCTTTAGTGGCTGCTTTCTTACCTAAATTCTTAATATAATTTGCATCATCAGAAATATCTGCATTATTAATATTAATAATAGTGAAACCTACTTTATTAATTTCAGTTTCAATGTTCTCTTTTGCTTTACCTAAGAATTTACCGCGATCAGCATTAATTTCTTCAATGGTCATAGTAGCCATAAGACTACGCATTTCACCAATAAGAATATCCTTAATTTGATTAGCAATTTCTTCTAATTCAGCATTTAAGAAACGACTAGCAGCATTTTGCATAAGCTCCTGAGTAGTACCAATACCAGTAGTTAATGTTACAGGAATAGTTACTTTAATCATTTGGCTAGATACTCCAACTACAGAAGTTTGAATCTGTATAGGAGTTAAAGACATTTTTTGCCAATCTTGAATAATCGGAAATACAAATGTACCTCCGCCATGAATAATTTTAGAAGGCAAAACAACTGTTTCGCTCTTGCCAGTTTCTGGATTAATCTGGGTTTTCTTTCCAGCTTTACCAAATACTACAAGAATTTCATCACTTGCGCATCTACGATAACGCGACATTAGACCAATTACGGTCAACACTACAAGAACTACAAGAATTCCTGCAACAATAAAACTAGTTTGTAACATTTAAAAGTTTTTTAGATAAAATAAATACCATCCCTATAATTAAGAATAGTTCTGATGTCTCCGGCACTAACGGGATCTCGTGATATACAATTTATTTCACAAGAGCCATTTACGATACAAATACATTTATAAGGATCTGCCATTGTTAAATAAACGGTTACCTTAGTACCTATCAAGTCTTTTCCCGATTTAGAAACAGGTTCATAGTTTAATTTTAAAATAAATCTATAAATGTAATATAAAATAACTACAAATATTAAACCTATTGCAATAGCTATAATATTATTAAGTAATGTAGTAGAATTTGTTAAAATAATCCACCCAGAATAACCCATTAAGAAATGAATTAGTCCTTTAAATGAACACAAATCACTTACATTAAAATCTATATTACCATCAAGATCAATATCAAGATCAATATCTCCTAGAGCTAAGGCAGCAATAAATTGTATTATAAAAGTACAATAGGAAAATATTCCTATTATGTAATATATGTCCATATTATTTTGTGTTAAAACAATATCCAAAACCAAGTCTAGTTGTTATATTGGAACTATACTCTTTTATCTTCTTCCGCAGTCTAGAAATTGTAGTATCTACTGTTCTTAAAGATGTGGGGCTTTTCCAAATTTCTTTAATCAAAGTTCCCCTAGAATGTACATAATTTGGATGTTCTAATAAAAAAGTTAATAATTCATATTCCTTTTTAGAGAGGGGAATTTCTTCTTCATCAATTAAACATAACTTTCTATCAGAATCTATTGTTAATGTTTTGTATTGCATTAATAATTATAAATAATATTTCTAATTCCACATCTGTTCTCGTATATAATCTTTTACTTTATGATGTGAGCCTTCTTTTAAAAGTTCTTTAATTACATCTTGGTCTACCATAATATTAAAATAGCATTGAATTTCAGTTGCTAAATCATAATATGTTAAATCATTATACTTCCTAAGTGGACATCTAACAAGATGTAAATTTCTCAATACTCTTTCATAAATAGTATCGACACTATCCACTGTAAACTCAAATTCTTCATATTTATATAAACTTTTATCTTTTAAATCTAAAATCCTTAAGGTCGGATAAACCACACATTAAGCTGATTTTTTAAGGTGGGACGCTCTAATTTGTTTTTCAAACCCACTGTATTTATATTGTTAACCTATTAAGAAGTTCTTGATCCATAGCAGATTCAAACAATTCTAATGCGTTTTTAGGAGTACTTTTCTTCTTAGTTCCTAATATAAATGATATAATAGAAGGATCATATCCAGACAAATGATAAAAATTGGGAGCATCTGCAAAATCTTCAAACTTAGGTTTAGAAGATGTCCAAGTTGGAATATCCCATAGTATAATTTTAAAATTATCTATATATTCTTTATCAAATCCAGCTCTTCTAAGTCTATCAATTGCCTTATTAAAATTAGAAACAGTACCACAACTATCAAATTGCCCGTCTGAAATGCAAAGAATACCTTCTGGAAAAGATGTACAACCAAGCATTTTCATGTTAATAAACAAATCAATAACACTTTGAAAATTAGTATTTCCAATGCTATAGTGCGTGTCATTTAAATATTTATCAACGGGAGTTAAACCTTTCCATTTGTGTAAAACACAAGTATCATTAAATTCGGCATAAGTATCTTTAAATTTACCTGTTAAAGCAGTTGAAAAATATAATGCAAGAGCTTTAGCAATGGTAAATGCAGTTACTTTACAACCAGGAACCATACTCATCATAGAACCTGAAGTATCTCTAACAACTAATAATTTAGAAGGAGATTCTTGCAATAAATTCTTGAATTGTGCATTAATAGTGTACTTTACATATTCTGGAACTTGGGTAACATTTTCACAAGGTTTAAAGAGTTCAAATACATATCCAGTATATTTAGCTATAGGTTGATTTTTAATCCATTCTAAGTATTTGTTAGAAAGATTTTGATTTTCTAAAAATTTAGAATTAACTAAAAGGGATAAAGCACGCCCAGAAACGGAATTAAAATCTATTTTATCAAATAATCGTTTAGATATTAATTGCTGCCATTTATGAGCAGAACCTTTACTTTTAAGTTTTCTATATTCTTTAAAAGATTCTTTAGAATTAAATAAACTTTTAGCTATCCATCTGCCTATTATAGTATCTGCTTGTGATTTTATTGTAGTTGCTTTAGAATTAGTCTTTATAGTAGGAAGATATTTTCTAACAAGATTAGTACAATTTTTATTACTTAATCCAGCTTGAATAACTCCTAGCATAAAATTCCAATCTAAAACACGATTATTCCAACCATGATATTGTAAATCTAAATTTAGCATTGTGAAAATATCTTTCCAAGAACCCGCTAATATAAATATAGAAATATTAGATTTAAAAGTATTAGGATGATTAATTGCAATCCAGATTATTCTTAGAATGCCCTCATTTTTCAATCCTTGTCCTTTTTGTACTTCTAATATTTCATCATCATTTTTAGTAGCTCTTGTAATCATTCGGATATAAACTGCTAATTTAAGACACTTTAAAGGATCTACATTCCATAAAAGTTCCATGTCATTAGCTACTTCAGAATATGCTCTAGGATCTCTAAAAGAACCAATACTAGCAAAATTATCTATAAAAGCATTTCCAGAAGTTGAATATTTTACAGCTCCGTTTTCTGAAACTGTTTCATATTGATTTTTTACATCAATAGACTCATCAAAGAGATTTGTTAATTTTTTGTCAAACATAATCATTTAATTTTTACAGCT